TAAACCACGTGAACTTTTTAGAGCGCAGGGGTTTCCAGATTCATACGTAATTGAATACGGGAGCGATGGAAAGCCTCTATCTAAAAAAGATCAAGTCTTTATGGTTGGTAACTCCGTTTCTCCATATCCAATGGCTGCTATCGCCAGAGCAAATAATCCATTTATTACGCAACAAATTAAGGGGGCCGCATGAATTATTACCAACACCATATTGGTGACTTTAACAATGCGACTCGCCACCTCAGTTTAATTGAGCGTGCGATTTACCGTGACTTATTAGACATGTATTACGACACGGAGAAGGCGATTGATGCAACAAGCATTGATCGTTTAGCACGTCGTTTGCAATGTACTACCGAAGAGCAAAAAGAAGCTCTCAAATATGTACTTGATGAGTTTTTCATTCTTGAAGAAGGTGTTTATCGCAATAATCGTTGTGAACGAGAAATTGCTGAATACCACGGGAAAAAGAAACAAGCGAGTGAGGCTGGTAAAGCGTCTGCTGCAAAACGTGCAGCGAAAAAGAAAGGTTCGTCCAACAGTGGTTCATCAAAAGATGATCAATCGTCTAACGAAAATTCAACGGTCGTTGAAAATCCGTTAAACGAAGAACAAACGGGCGTGCAACCAACCAATAACCATAAACCATTAACCATTAACCAAGAACCAATTATTGATAGTAGTGGTAATACGCGTGGAGAAAATTCGCAATTAACTCCAATTCAATTTGCTCAGTATCAGATCGATGATCACAAGCGTTATTCAATGCGTGAATTCATTTCTGAATACAGCGAGTTTCAATACGATTTCATCTCACTTGCTCAACAAAGATTTGTTTCGGTACCAGAAATCGACTTGAGAACCATGATTCAAAATTTCGGTGACTGGTACTTTGCAAACGAATCAAGTTCGTTGAATACACCAAGCATCTGGTTGGTTAAGTGGTTCTCTTGGGTTCAAAACAACGAGAAACAAGTCGCTGCTAACCGCAAGAAACAAGAGCAAATCAATTCAGCTGGTCAAAAACCACAAGAGTCGGGTTACTTCGCTAATCTTTTTGAAGAACAGAGCGAATCTCAAATCGTGGATGTAACCCCAGCAAAAAAGTTTCCAATGATTGAGGAGGTAGGTCATGCATGAGATTACCTTGAACGAAGTGCGTCAATTAATCGCATCTCTTCGCACTGTTTACGCTGCTCAGTTTAATAAACAATTTCCAACAAGTGGAGAGAATGCAATACCGCTGTCAGTAGTTGAACAGATCGCACTTAAAACACTGGTTGGCGTTCAACAAAACCAATTTAACAACGCACTTGCTCGATTACTTACAGCAGGTGGACGTTTTATGCCGTCATTTGCTGAGTTTCGCACCTGGTGTATTGGTGAAAGTTGGATGTCTCCAGAGGAAGCTTGGTCACGTGCATGTAAGTTTACGACTGACCGTACCGTGGTTATTACACAAATTACAAAATATGCATTAGACGAAGTGATGTATTTGATCGAAGCCGGCCAAATGCGAGCAGCTCAAGATAATTTCTTCGGAACCTACAACGTGATGGTGGCTAAAGCTCAATTGAAAGGTCGTCAGCAAGAGTTTTACGCTCCACCGCTACAACTAGAACACAAAGAACCTAAACACGTTCCTGTGAGCAATGACGAAGCGCAAAAGCATCTCCAATCATTGATGGAACGTTTAAAAATCAATGGTCGTAAACCTGCACCAATACAAAAGCTTAAAGCTAAGGAAAAAGAACCTGAGCTTGCAAAAGAATTAGGTCCAGATCCTTTCGATAATCCGCACGAATACGTTGAGATGTGTCGCCGTGAAGGTATGCCGATTCCTCGAAATATTCTTCAGCTAATTGATGGGGCGAATGTATGAATGCAGTTGAGTTTATGAAGGAACATGGAATCGAAAAGGCTCGATTTGTTATTGGATCTGCTGAAGTAGGTGGTGTTGTAACCCCAAAGATTTTAGACCTTAAAAAATTGGTTCAATCGTTGGAACTAATAGAGCAAATTGGTGGAGTTGAAGTTGCTAAAGGCAAAGTATTTATTGCTGATTTCAATGATTTCAAAATGATCAAATTTTTAATAGGTAATAAAGATTTTGTTGTTCATATAAAAAGAGTTCAGGAGGCTATAGCAGACCACGAAGCAGTTAATGGAAATGAGATAGATCCTTTAATCAAGTTAAAAGCTGGTTTAACAAAGTTAAGAGATAAATTTATAAACGATGCCCATGCATTAACGCTTTTGGGTGACCTAGATAAATCACGTGTTTATAACGGCATTGCTAATCAATTAGATCACTTATTAAAGGGCGGTGCTTAATGTCATCAATGAGCCTTGCTGAATATCGTGAATTATTTCCTATTCAGAAAAATAAAAAGCGCCGTTCAGCAAAGCAAGGTACAAGACAGCCGAGTGAAGGCGAGACGGTATTAGCAACACATTTAAAAGCATGCAAGATCAGTTTTGAACAGGAATATAAATTCCATCCTGAACGTAAATGGAGAGCAGATTTTTTAATAACGGGTACAAAGATTTTGATTGAGGTGGAAGGCGGGATCTGGAGTGGAGGCCGTCATACAAGGGGCAAAGGCTATATAGGGGATATGGAGAAATACAACTCCGCAGCAATGATGGGTTTTACAGTTTTACGGTTCAGCACAGAGCAAGTGAAAGCAGGCGTGGCGATTAAACAAATTGAGCAATTGGTAGGTGAAAAATGAGTGCAGTTTTAAAAACACAACAAATGGATTGGTCTAAATATACTATTGACGGTTGGTTAGAGCAGTTTGGCGCATGGTGTGAAACAGTTAGAATGAAAGGGGGTGATTTGCCAGATGGGCTTCATATCAATCAAATTTACTGGTTGATGCGTGAAGCTGGCAAAGAAGTACAAAAAAGTAAATCTTATATTCGATGTGAGATCAGTGATTATGAGGCGGATCAAATTCAAGCACTTTTACGAAGTCTATTAAATTCTGATAAAACAGATTTTACAACTAAGTTTGCATTAATTTGTTTAATTAAAAATAAGGTTGAAAATAAAGGATTGTTGAAGGTTGCTCAAGAAACAAACCAATCTAAAGCTCAGGTCGCAATTATGGTGAGTTGCGCTAGATTTTATTTATTAGGTCATGATAAAAGATTAAGACAAAATGGAGGTTCAAATGAAAACATACACTGTAAAACTATATGAAGGCGTTAGTCGGGAGAAAGTTAATGAAACTTTGAAATACTACCCTGATTATTTTGGTAAAATATCAATAATTACAAATGTAATTAATAATAAATTGCAATTAACACTAAAAGCATTTGAAGGAATCGACGTTATAACTGCCAATGATCTAATGATTAAAATCGTTGAACGTTTAAAAGCTTCTCAATTAGTAGAAAAGCATAATTTAGACTTGTTGACTGTCTAGACGCTTTATGGCATATTTTTGATATAGTGGACGAAGTATAAGTAATTCACTGATATAAAGCTCATCATCCGATGGGCTTTTTGATTTTTGGAGGTTCAAATGCTCCGAAGAATTAAGCAGGTCTTTTGCATACATGTTTGGGAATATGGGTTGGATTACAACGACGACCCAATCAAAGAATGCAGAAAGTGTGGAAAGATTAAAGTAATTTAATTTACTATTGAGAATACAATAACTTACGTTAATTTTTTTGTTGCAAACTGAATAAAAAAACATCATTATGAAGCTTCTTTGTTCAACTTTAAAAGGCAATATGATGACGTATTTAGCAATCCAGACTATCAATAGTGAAACAGACTTAGAAGGTCATGCTTTTGAGGCAAACAAGAAAATTAACTTCAATTTGAAGCAATTGAATAATCAGATCGAGTTGTTACCAGAGAAAGTTGAAGATCTTGGTGGAGAAAACCCGTCAGCCTTAAAGTACCTAAGTTTAGTTAATGAAACTATTCATCAAAATAGTTTGCTGGTTGGTTTTGACTATCCCAAATATGAACCCAACTTAGCATTTTCTTATGATACAAAAAGTAAAGTATATGATCCGCTCAATATTTACTTTAAATCTCTAACAAGATAATTAAAAGCAACCCCCTTCTGAAGGTTTTCATTTGTGCTATAGTCCAGTCTAATTAAAAACTGGTACTTAAAATGAATATCTGTGTTGGTGGTGAATTAGATGGGCAAGTGATCGAAAAAGAAGGCAGATTACTTAAGGCTTCTGACATTGATCCATCATTCAAAACTGAGTACTACAAGCAAGTATTTAACCGCGACAATACAGTGTTTCATTTCTGGTTACCAATCGGATCTGATTTACATGAAATGTCTGAGAAAGTTCTAAATATCCTTAGAGCACGTAAAAACTAGTTTTATCGTTTGCCGGACGTATTACGGCATGTAAAGCCCCGCTAAATATCAATTATTGGCGGGGTTTTTTCTTTAATTAATTTGATGATTTAGTTCTCGGTAGTAAATAATTTACTATTGAGAACTAAGTATTTGAAAAATAAAAATAATTTGATTTTTTATTTTATGTTTAGTATGTTGGTAAATATTAATTATTTTTAGGTGAAAGTATGACTTTATTTATTGGTGGTCGCCATCATGGACAATTCTTGTCGAAAGACGAGTCAGATTTGAAGTTAGAAAGTATTCCAAAGCAGTATGGACCAAGAACAGGTATGCAAAGGCCAACAGAGTCATACTTTAGAACCCAAGTAAGCTTCCAAGGAGAAGTGAAAACGTTTTATATAATTTCTGGAAAACAACCAATCGAAATGAGAGATGAAATACTTGATTTATGGGATCAAGTAAAATCAGACATATATGCTATCTAAATAGTTTAAGAAATTTTATTCCTTTTTCGGGCGGTTGTCTTTCGTGCTATAGTCCAGTCTGATTAAAAACTGGTACTTATAATGAATATCTGTGTGGGTGGTGAACTCAATGGGCAAGTGATAGAAAAAAAGGGGTGTTAAGAACAAAGATGTATATAAATATTAGTAAATTATAAAATTATTAAATAAATTCAAATATTTAAATTAAAAATAAGTGATAAAACTTTAACAATATTTACGTACGTGATGAATTTAGTAACTCAAATAAACATTATTTTAGACGGATAATTATAAAAAACGGAGTACAAATGTCATGAATAAGAATGTAGAGCTAATAAATTACATTGATGTAGCTGAGACAGTTTACGAACGGGTATATGAAAATAATAAAATTTCAAATAATTTAATTGTTAATCTAAATCGCATTATGGCTGAGATAAAGAATCAAGCTGCAGAAAAAAGACTCAAATTGAAGTACAGCTCAATAGACTTTGAACATTGTTTAAGTTTGCCTTTAGCTGATCGCAAAATAAAAGTAGATTTAAGCCTTATACCTCATTTTGAAGATCGTGAAGAAAAGAGGTGGATCAGGAAATTTGAACAACACTTATAAGTGATATTTTGCTCCCCAAATGATGTTATAAACATCAATATATGGAGTATTTTATGGCACGTAGACCAAGAAGAAATCATT